CAAAAATCTGGCTTCTTTTTCTGTAAAGACATAATTGTTACACCAAGACCACTCCTTTCTCTCTTCATTGTAAACAGCATAATTAGTTTGACTATGATTAGGAATACGCACCTTTTGTCCCAATTCCTTTTCTAAATACTTTACTTCGGTGCAGTTGTCAATTCCATGTGGGTTTTGGTCGGGTGTCTCAAGGTAATTGTGTGACGAGTTCGGCATCGCAAAGACTGGAAACGTGCGTCCATCTAGACAAATGTGTCCGCGATAGAAGGAGAGATAATAGTCGTCATCATCGTCAAGAGTATTTTTTTCAATGAATACATGTCCATTGGCAAACGAGCAATAAGAATACCTGTATTCCATCTCAACACCGTCTGGATAAGTGTGTGTTTTTTGAGGAAATTTTACGATTGTTGCAGGCCTCATGCGTGACACGGTTGCTTCTCTCTCTTCTGGGGTCTGGTCAGAGTTGCGGAATCTGACTAGCTCTCTGAAAGGTGTGTCAACTGTTGTCGGTAGAATCAGTGTGAATTCGGGTGGATTATTCACCTTGAAGCGAAGCAGTCGCTCAATATTTGCAAACTTTTTTAAATACCTGTTGCGAAACTTGACTCTGTAAATATATTGCTGCTTGGCCTTGCTGAATGTAAACTTGGGAATACTTTTCTCTCCATGTAAAATTGCAGCATCTCTGATGATGCGATTCACAATATTCACAGGTAAGTTTGGCATGATAGCACAATTCATGATTGAAAATTGAATGGTTTTTATCTCTCACCAAAATTTTGAAAAGTAATTCAATTTTTTTTTATATTCCAAAAAAAATTGAACCGGTAAATAAAAATATAACTCATTTCAAATAATACCAACAATGATGGCGGAAGAAATCCAAGTTCAAGAACCCATGTTTACTTTGGCGGGCCCAGGTCTAGTAAAAATTAATACAGATAATAGGGTGGATAGTCGTCTCAAGACAAATGGAAAATATATTATGCATCTCCCAGAAACTGATGAGGTTGTTTATCTTAATTGCTATGGTATTGCTATTCGTGCGGCCGACTTGACAATTTTGAAGCATGTAAAAGCTGGCAAGCATGTGACATATGATTTGGATTGCACTTTTGGATACCAATTTGAAACATTTGACACTGTTTATTTCAATAGCTTTGCTCGTCGTGAAAAGTGTGTTCTTTATGCCGTGGAGGACATTTATGTCATGAAACAAATATTTGAATCATAAGAAGTCAATGTTGAAGTCACCCCATAATAAAACTCACAAAATAAAAATTACCTACCACTCCAAACCTTTACTGCAGGCAAACGCGGTATTTTTTTATTCCGCATATTCTCGCAATGCTCATTATATGTATAACCCCACTCACAATATTGTTTTATATCACCAAATAATGAAGGTATTTTTAATAGTCTCAAATATTCAACAAAGAAAATAACACCCATTATTCTCTCCAAACAACATCTATCGGACCTAGAGTTTATAAAGTTCAACATATTGAACAGGTTATATTTGTTTCTCAAACCAATAAGAAAATCGCGATTAATAAAACTTTGCACTCCAAAACAACCATACCATATTTCCTTATTTGTTGGGCCTAATACATCATATTCTCTATTATTCAAAAGAGTACTCATTATGTCATAATTATTTATAAGACCATTTACAATTCTCAGTGTATTGTTAAAATTTTCTTTTTTTTCGCTGTTAAAATGCCATAATGGTAGAACTTTTATTTGTTTTTTAATCAAGTGTTCAAAGGGAACCCGCTTTTGGATAAAAACACTATCATGAATTATAACAGCGTTGTCAAAATAGTGATTTTTATAGAAATAATAATAAGGCAAAATTTCGCCTCGCTTATGGTATTCTGATTCAACATATTCTACATTTCTATATTCATATTCGGCTTTTAAAAACTTTTTATCACTATTATCATCAATTACAACAATCTTTTTCAGAGGATAACAACGTCTAATATGTAAAATGCATTCATTCCAATACTTATTGGTAGTTTCTGAATTTACATGTCTTGTGATTATAAACCCAAAGTTATCTTGTACAGAAGTCATTTTATTTAATAAGAATAAAATAACTTTAAAATTTAAACACTTTGAATTGTTTCAGATGAAAAGTTTGGAATATTATCTATATTTACTACAGTTTCATTTTGGGGAATATTAGACTTTGGTGTAATATATACTTTAAATTCTTCTCTCTCAAGTTGAGCTTGAGGAGTGTGGTGATGAACGCATCTTGCAATCATCTTGTATAACTTAAAGTCTGGATATCTCTCTACGCCATTGTTCTTATAAAGGATATTTATGCCATTGTCATCTAAACACCATTCATAAATAAGCTTAACAATTGGTTCACATTTTTCCAAGTCGGTGATTTCATCTAAATCATCAATAACATAATCAAAAATGGAACACGCTAAACGACACAAATCAAAACTATAATTGGGTTCTAAACGTGGTTTCTTTTCATTAAAATATGGTTCAGTGTTATATTGCGTTGAAGCATCGCCTCCTGGCTGATAGCTATCACTGCAAAATACTTTACCATCAAACTTATAAATAGCTCTACCAAAATCAATCATTTTAAAGATGCGACCAAAAGTTGGGACTTTGTAATATGTTTTCTTGTAACAATAATAAATATATTTTACATCAGTTGAGTTATACATAACATTATTTGTATGCAAGTCATTGTGAGTAAATGAAAATGCTTTTTGATATGTAACTAAAATCATTATTATTTGAAATAAAGCTGAAAACCATTCACCATGTGTTAGTTCCTCATTCATAATTAAATCGTCAAAGGTATTCTCACAATTTTCCATGCATATAACTTGAACTGGAAACTCTGGAATAGTCGCAAAAATTTGCTGTTCTTCGCATGATTCGCTTGAGTTTGAATTTGAATTATCATCTGTCCAATTATCTTCTTCATTTTCTTCATCTTCTTCATTATTGCCAGATGCTTCATCGCAATTATTGCATGAGGATGACCCTTTGCTGCTTTCTCCATTAGAGGTGTGAGATGTTCTTGATGAACAAGTAGATGATGACTTTATGGTAGTTGTTCGCATTTCTTTTTCATTGAATGAATCGCAATTTGTAATATCAAGCAATTCTATATTATTTTCTTTCAAGTCATCTAATGTAAGATGCGTTGGTGAAAAAATGTCTTCAAACATAGAATTATCAATTGATTTAATTGACAAAGTTGATTTATTGCTTAGATTGTGGTCTATTTTAATGGGAGGTTTTGCGTCAGGTTTGTCTTCTTCATATAAGAAACTGTAATCTTCAACTTGAAACTTGACATTCTTATATTTATTAAAGAAATCCGACTTGCAGAGATAATCCAAATCATCAACAATGTTTAATTTGAACTCCTTTTTTACTCCCAAAAAGGAGCCATAGTAATCAACACCATTCACAAAATCATGATTATAAATAAGCTTGCTTGAGAGAAAAGAGAAGAATCCATCAATGTATGCAGAATTGTTGGCATCTAATAACTTGGGATGAACTGCACCAATCTCAGAAGTTAATTTTGGCAACTTAAAAAGAGTCGGGTCATTTACATTATATTTGCCAATTAAGTATTTAAAGGGGTCTAGCAATGGAGCCATTTTAAAAAATACTTGTTTCTTCTTTGTTTTGCCAGTTTCAATCTCTTGAATTGCACAGTTGTACAAATTTTTGTTATCAGCTACACCAGATTTAACAGTTGATAAAAACCATGAATGATTCAAGTTCAAAGCATTGTAGTTTGTATCATTTAACAAGAAAAATCTCTTGTAAATTGGAATATAATTTTGCAACTCAGAGAGAAAAGTCAAGTCCTCCTTTTGAAGAGACTTGAACAATTCGGAATTCTTTCTCTTCTCATAATGAATTTTAAGAGTAGTCTTGTCCATTAGCTAAATAATATATTAATTATACTATTTTTTAACTCATTTGCCAAGAATTATCTTTTAATTTAGACAATGCGTTTTCCAATTTGAATGAATTTTCTAAAGTAACAGTAATATGACTTTAGAACTCAAGAAATTTGATATGAAAACAATTAGTTTTAAACCAAATGAATCTAAAGGCCCAGTCGTTGTCTTAATTGGCCGTCGTGACACTGGCAAGTCTTTCCTTGTGAGAGACTTGTTGTATTATCATCAAGACATTCCTATTGGTGTTGTTGTAGCTGGAACAGAAGAAGGTAACGGGTTCTACGGAAAAATGGTTCCAAAGCTCTTCATTCACAATGAATACAATACTGCAATCGTTGAGAATATTTTGAAGCGGCAAAAGTCTGTTTTAAAACAAATTAAAAAAGAGATGGAGACTTTTAAACGCAGTACAATTGACCCAAGAGCATTTGTAATTCTTGATGACTGTTTGTATGACGGAACATGGACTCGCGATAAAATGATGCGTCTTCTTTTCATGAACGGGAGACATTGGAAGATTATGCTTATTATTACTATGCAATATCCGCTTGGTATTCCTCCAACACTACGAACTAACATTGATTATGTGTTTATTCTGAGAGAACCATATATTGCGAATAGAAAGCGTATTTATGAGAATTATGCCGGTATGTTTCCAACCTTTGAGTCTTTTTGTCAAGTTATGGACCAATGCACAGAAAATTATGAGTGCTTAGTAATAAATAACAACGCAAAATCTAATAGATTGCATGAACAAGTGTTTTGGTACAAGGCCGACTCGCACAATGATTTCAAATTGGGTTCAAAAGAGTTTTGGGAACTCAGTAAAGATATTAACTCGGATGAAGAAGACGAAAAATATGATCCAAATAATGCCAAGAAGCGAGGTCAAGGCCCAAAAATTAGCGTTAAAAAGACAAAGTGGTAAATATAAACACGCTGAATTTTTTTATATAAATAATATATAAAACATGTTGAGTACACTTACAATTGGTATAAGTTTTTTTATATTTTTATTAATATTGATATATGCTTCAACATTCTATAAAAAAAATTCATTATTAGATAGATTTGTAACAAGAATGCCAATAGCAAGTCAATTTATTTTAGCAATGGGAATATACATTACCTATTTGCTTTTTAAATCAAATTATAAAGACAGTATAATAAAAGATACTATTCAATCTATTAAAGATACTTACATCCAAACATTGGATGTTTTAGAAAAATATAAAGATACGTGCCCAAATTTAATAAATTCATTTTTTTTCCCTTGGCAAAAAGACGATCCTGATACGATACATTACGTTGCAGAGCTCGCATCCCATAGTAAAGATGCTGAACTTGATTCATTAATAGTGTCTAATTATATATTTCAAATTGTTGGTCTTTATATTCAAAGTTCAAGTATGACATCAGTGAGTGATTCTAGATTCTTAATATTTTTTTCTTGTTTTTTTAGGTCTAAATTACTAAAAAAAAAGTGGGAAAAATTTAAAATAAATTTTGGAGTAAGAACTGTCTTATTATGCGATAAACTCTTTGAAATAAATGAAAAATATAACTTTAAAAGTGGAGAAGAGTTGAAAAATTATTTTGAAAATTATATAACTACAGATGAATTTAAAAAAATTATGAATACAGAAGACAAAACAAACGTTACACAAAGAAATGCTGCTATTATACAATAAAATATAATACTACATTATTCTAGTGTATTAGATTTACATTCAAACATACAATTTTGAATGCAAAATATGTATAATGTTAAATTGATAAATTATCTTATATTATATTATGGAAAAACCCTCAATAACTCAAGACAAGATAAATGCTGATGTAAAAAATAAACAAATCGTTATATTAATTGCAATAATATAATGATTAATAATTTATAGCAATGGTTTAATCGTTCTTATCCTTTATGGCAAAAGGACCGCTTAAAAGCTCGCTTTGCCCATTGTCAGTCTTACCAACAATAATATTCTCACCCTCAAACAACTCGGCACGAATATCAGCAGCTGAAATAGTCTCTTGGTCCTTCAATGAGCGTTCTTGAGTGTTTGTATTATTTACACCAATAAGGTTACCTTCCTCATCAATGGTTTGAGTGAGGGTGGCACCGGTCTTCTCGGCCAACTTGATGTTCTCCTCAATGGCCTTCTTCTTGGTCTCCTTGACACGCTGGTCAAATGCCGACTTGGCAAAATTCTCGTTCTTGTTCTTCTCGTGCATCAATTGATTCAATTCCTCCTCCATATACTCCACTCGGCCAGTCTTGTAAGCCTCAGGATCCCAAGGCATCCACAGTCCAATGGGACCAACAAAAACATCGTGATTGGGATCCAACTCTCTCAACATCTTGCAACGCAACTCGGCCTCCTCCATAGTAGGATAAGCACCACGAACTTTAATTCCGCGAGTAGAAGTTTGGAAACTGTTCTTAGTATTAAATGCATTCTCAAGGTCCTCCTCGTTCTGGTCTAAGAAGGTCTTATAATCGGCCTCCATTCCGCCATCCACAAACCCCGCCTGCTCTTCAGTCAAAAACTCCTTAAAATCCTTTGAAATGTCATCAAATGTTAACTTGTATTTATAACTAATAAAATTTAAAAATTGAACAAACTTCTCCATACTCTTTGAAAACTCCCACTTCTTTAGGAATTCCTCAAAAAAGAACAACTCCTTTTGCTTAATAATTTTTTCAGGAGAAATGAAAGAAATGCAGACAAACTTTTGTCCAGCAATAGGCTTGTCTTCATCCAAAACATCAACATATTTAGGATTTATTTCTCCAGTTTTAGTGGTTTTCTTTTCAAACCCTGAACTTTCGTCTTCCAAACCTTCGGGCTTTTTTACCTTTGAATGAACTACCATTTTATAATTTAGACATATATTGATTTTAAGTTTTTTTATCGCACAATATATTTTTTTCTTTTTATTTAATATAGATGTTTGATATTGCCGAGCTTGTCAAAAGAGTCATCAAATACTTAGTGGAAGGTTTGATGGTCGCTATTGCCGCATACGCTATCCCTAAACGCTCCTTAAATATTGAGGAGATTGTTTTGCTTGCGTTAACTGCTGCTGCCACATTTAGCATTTTGGACACATATGTTCCCAGCATTGCTGTCACAACTCGTTCTGGTGCTGGCTTTGGCATTGGTGCTAATCTTGTTGGTTTCCCTGGTGGGCTTTAAATAACACACAAACTAACAACTAAATAATACGATAATTAAATTTTATCATATTATTATATACTTGAAACAATGACTAGATCAAGAAAGAATTTAAAATCTCTTAGAAGACGTGGCAAAAAAGGCAGTAGAAGACGCGGAGGCCAACTTACACCTTTGTCTGACATTTCAACAAATAGTTCATTACACGATTTGGATGATTATGATGAACCAAGCAATAATACTACATCAGAATCAATGTTAAGTGATGCAGCCCCCACACCCGTTTCTTCTGGACCAGTTGCTACAAATCTATTGGGGCAATTTAATGCTGCTGCAGATGATGAACCCGTGAATTTAAGCAACAATACAACCGCGGCTAGCGATGAGTCAAGTGAAAATAGTTTTTCAGATGTTGCGACATCATTTGGTAACCTTGGCCATGGTGGAAAGAGAAGAAGAACAAGAAGACCTAGAAAAAACAAGAAATCAAGAAAATCTAAAAGACAAAGACGGCACTAGATTGTAGCAATAAATTCCCAATCTAATTCCTCGCAAATCTTTTTCCAAATAGTGTCTTGTTCAATCAATTTCTCTCTATCCTTCAACATTGGAATTTCTGGAAGATACTGTGTTTCATCCAGCAATTCAAATAACTTGTAAAGAACATAATAGTAATGCAAGAAATTTACACGATAGTCTGGACAATGTTTGGCATAAGGATATTGGATTTCCATGAAGAAATTACACAAAGTTTCTTCCAACTCTTGAGAGATAATGGGAGGTTTAATTCCTAGTTTGTCTTTGATAAAATTAATGTGCTCATAATACTTGTTATAACCAAGTTTTTTTAATAGTTCTTTGGTTTTATAATAAGTCAATTTGGAACATTCTATTCTCTCTTTTTTAATTTGGTATTTAAGATTTTCAATAACCTCGGCAGGTATTTGAGTGGTTTCCTTTCCTTGAAACTGAGCCAAAATCTCTTTAAAATGATTAATCTTTTTATATGCATAAAAACACACTTCTTTGGGTGGTTCTTTGTAAGAGGGCTTTTCATTCTCAATCAAATACTGAACATTCTTAAAACATACATTGCAAATCAAAACACCTTCATCATCCATAGGGATTAATTCTCCTTTATAACAAGATTGACAAACGTCAGTTGGACGTAAAAAAGAATTTATGTCTAAGAAAGACTCATCTATATTGCTCAAATACTTTTGAAAAATGTTGTTATTTTTACTTTCTATAATATTAGAATTATCTGCAGATGGATTAATCTTAAAAAATGATTCCAACTTTTTGTTTTTATTTATTACAGTATTTCCTATAGAAATATCTTTCTTATTTTCAAAATAATCAAATATGTATTTAGAATTATCTAAAAAGTATTCTACCTTTTTAGACTTTAGAACTTTTATTTCAGCTGTTATATCTCTCAATTTGTCTTGATAATCCATAATTTGTTCAATAGTAAGAGTCTTTTCTTCATTGTTTTGTTGCTGTTCTTTTTCCAAAATACCTTTTATTAAAGCTTTTTCTTCTTTTAATTTGGGTATTCTATCATTTTCATCTTTATTAAATTCATTCACAAACTCTTTGTGCTTTCCATCTAATGTTGTTGATGTTTTTTTATTTACCTTTATTTTTTTTACAGTTTTAGGCTTGAACGAAGGCATATTTAGTAATCTAATATTTATTAATATATTTTATTTAATAGTTTATTGAAGTAAATATATATTTTTTGCGATTGTTTTGCATTTTAGGAGGATTCAAGTTAAAACCGTATTTTACTTTTCTAGAAATTAAATAAATGAGTGAAATTGAATTAAGAGTAAATATTGAAAATGAAAATGGTCATAATTATGATATTAAGATAGACAATATTAAATTTCAAAAAATGCTATTCTTATTCAATGCAATCAACGATGGATGGAGCATTAAGAAAAGAAATGATTCATACATTTTTACCAAAAATCACGAGGGAAAAAAAGAGGTTTTATTAGATTCATATCTCCTTTCATTCGTGAAGGGAAATTTTGATATGAATAAAATTTTATCATAAACGTGTAGTATGTAATTAATCTAATTATTTTAATTAAATTAATTTCCAAAAAAATTTTTTCTTTAGCAATATTATAACTATGGGAGGTGGATTAATGCAACTTGTTGCCTATGGCGCCCAAGACGTTTACCTTACTGGTAACCCTCAAATTACTTTCTGGAAAGTAACTTACAGACGCTACACTAACTTTGCTATTGAGTCAATTGAGCAAACTTTCAACGGCCAAGCCGACTTCGGCCGTCGTGTGACCTGCATCATCAGCCGCAACGGTGATCTTGCTTACCGCACATACCTTCAGGTCACTCTTCCTGAGATCAACCAACTTATGGGCAATGCCAGCAACGTTACCTCCGGTAACAACGCCGTCTATGCTCGTTGGTTAGATTACCCCGGTGAGCAACTCATCGCTCAAGTTGAGGTTGAGATTGGTGGCCAACGCATTGACCGCCAATACGGTGACTGGATGCACATCTGGAACCAGCTCACAATGACCTCTGAGCAACAACGCGGATACTTCAAGATGATTGGTAACACCACTCAACTTACCTTCATCACTGACCCCTCCTTCGCGGATGTGGATGGTCCTTGCGACTCTGCTGCTCCCCGCCAAGTGTGTGCTCCCCGTAACGCTCTTCCTGAGACCACCCTCTACGTGCCTTTCCAATTCTGGTTCTGCACAAACCCTGGTCTTGCTCTTCCCCTTATCGCCCTCCAATACCACGAGGTCAAGATTAACCTTGACATCCGCCCTATTGACGAGTGCCTCTGGGCCGTTACATCCCTCAGTTGCAACACCACTCGCTTCCCCGCGACTGGTGCCACCAACTACCTCAACCAAGCCGCCAACCAATACAACGTTGGTACCCCAGTGACTGCCACCATCGCGTACAACCAGTCACTCGTTGCTGCTTCCCTCTATGTTGACTACGTTTTCCTTGACACTGACGAGCGCCGCCGTTTTGCCCAGAACCCCCACGAGTACCTCATCACTCAGCTCCAATTCACTGGTGATGAGTCCGTCGGTTCATCCTCCAACAAGATCAAGCTCAACTTCAACCACCCCGTGAAGGAGCTTATCTGGGTTGTCCAACCCGATCAGAACGTTGACTACTGCTCAGCCCTTCTTTGCGACGCAACCCTCTTCAAGGTGCTTGGTGCCCAACCCTTCAACTACACCGACGCTGTTGATGCCCTTCCCAATGCCATCCACGCATTCGGCGGCCCCTCTGAGCTTGCTGGCCAAAACGCCTTCATTGATGCCCGTGGCCTTTTCCAAGACGCTGGTGCCATGGACGAGTACATCCCCACCAACTTCACCGGATACTGGCACGGAGGTGTTTAC